GACTGCAAAGAAACCTAAAAAGGTGAAGTGATGAAAACTCCTGCTTGGCAACGCTCCGAGGGCAAAAATCCCAAAGGGGGGTTGAATGCCAAGGGGAGAGCGTCTTATAATGCACAAACTGGTGGTAATCTGAAAGCACCAGTTAAGTCGGGGGACAACCCTCGCAGAGCAAGTTTTTTGGCTCGCATGGGCAATATGGCTGGTGCTGAGTACAAAGATGGTGAACCGACTCGATTGCTTCTTTCGTTAAAGGCTTGGGGGGCTTCCTCAAAAGCTGACGCAAAGGCAAAAGCTAGAGCAATTTCCGAAAGGAATAAGGCGAAGGCAAAATGAGAGCATTATCGGTTGGAGTTAGTCCCACAGCGGCAGTTGATACGACAGTCTACACCTGTCCAACGGGCTATTACGCCAAATTTACCGTGATGTACATCCACAATACTGGTGCATCTACTAAGCACATAACTGTTCAGTGGTTTGACGCAAGTGCTAATGCCACGATAGATATTTTGACCCAATACTCTTTTACAGCAAAAACCTATCTTCAGTTTGATGGTAGCGCATACATTGTTTTAGAAGAAGGTGACAAACTCAAAATCACTACTGAATCTGGTTCATCATTTAGCTTTATTGCCACATTTGAACAAATAGGATTGACAAGACAATGACCTACCTAGAACTCATCAACGATGTATTGATTCGGTTGCGTGAAACAACTGTATCAACAAATGCCGAAACAACTTACTCTACTTTGATTGGCAAGTTTGTCAATGATGCCAAGCGTCAAGTTGAAGATGCGTTTGCTTGGAATGTTTTGGGTCAGACAATTACTGTGACTACTGTTGCGAGTACAGCGTCATACTCTTTGACTGGTGCTGGTCAAAAGTTTCAGATTCAAGATGCCATCAATGTCACAAGTAATGTTGGCATGATGAACATTAGCTTTGTGGACATGAACCGCAAACAAAACTTCTTGCCTTTGGTCAACGCAATTCCAACTGAATTCACCTTTGATGGTGTAGATGGTAATGGAGATACAAAGGTCAGTTTGTTTCCAATACCAGATGGTGTTTATTCAATCAAGTTTGCATTGACAGTGCCTCAAGCCACACTCTCTGCTGATGGTACAAGTGTTCTTGTTCCTGATGTGTTGGTGGCTCAAAATGCTTATGCAAGGGCATTGGTTGAGCGTGGTGAGGATGGTGGTTTGTCTTCATCTGAAGCGTATTTGTTGTACAAGTCAATGCTCTCTGACCACATTGCTTTAGAAGGCACTCGTTACCCAGACACAGGGGAGTTTGTTGCGATATGAGCCAACAGATTCAAGCCTACAGCATCTCAGCCCCCGGCTTTTATGGGTTGAACACTCAAGACTCGCCTCTTGATTTGAATGCTGGCTTTGCCTTGGTTGCGACAAACTGCATCATTGACCAGTATGGTCGTATTGGTTCACGACAAGGTTGGTCAAGGGTCAATGCTTCTTCGGGCGACCTTGGTGCAAATGATGTCAAGGTCATCCATGAGTTAGTGCAAGAAGATGGTTCTTTGACTGTTCTTTTCACTGGCAACAACAAGCTGTTTAAACTTGATGGGTCAAACAATGTTGTGGAATTGACCTACGGGGGGGGTGGTACTGCACCAACTATTACCGCAAGTAATTGGCAATGTGCCTCTTTAAATCAGATCACTTATTTCTTTCAGTCAGGCTATAACGCACTGATCTATGACCCTGCTGTATCCACAACGACATACCGTAGGGTGTCTGAGAAGACAGGGTATGTAGCAACTGTTCCTGATGCAGACATTGTGATTTCTGCATTTGGTAGGTTGTGGGCGGCAAACACTAATTCAGACAACTCAACTGTTTTCTTCAGTGACTTGATTGCTGGTCATGTTTGGTCGACAGGAACTGCTGGGTCTTTGGATGTATCAAGGGTGTGGGTAAACGGTTCAGATCAGATTACTGGTTTGGCGGCACACAATGGTTTCTTGTTCATCTTTGGTAAGCGTCAAATCTTGGTGTATGCCAATGCCACTACCCCTGCAACCATGCAGTTGAGCGACACTGTAGAAGGTATTGGTTGCATTGCCAGAGACAGTATTCAAACCACTAGCACTGATGTGTTGTTCTTGTCTAACTCTGGTGTCAGATCGTTGATGAGAACGATTCAAGAGAAGTCTGCGCCTGAGAGAGACTTGTCTAAGAACATTCGCAATGATTTGATGAGTACGGTAGCTGGCGAGACAATGGCAAACATTAAGTCTGTTTACAGTGAGAAACAGGCGTTTTATTTGTTGGTAACTCCAAGCATTGACACTACTTGGGTGTTTGACACCAAGGCTTATTTGCCTGATGGTGCGGCTAGGGTAACAGTTTGGGATTCGATTACGCCTACAGCCTTGTTGTCTAAGCGTGATGGTAGTTTGTTGTTGGGTCAGAATGGTTATGTGGCGTTGTACAACACTTACCAAGACCACACCGATTCCTATCGGATGCTGTACTACACAAATCATGCTGATCTTGGCAATCAGAATGTGACTTCAATTTTGAAGAAGTTGTCTACAGTTGTGATTGGTGGCACAAACCAAACAGTGACATTCAAGTGGGGTTTTGACTTCAAAACTAACTACTTGTCTGACAACGCAACAATTCCAGAGCAAGATGTTTACTACTACGGTATTGCAGAGTATGGGGCAAATGCCACAACGATTGCTTATTATTCTGATGGTGTTGCCATTCAAACATTGACTGTTTCGGCATCGGGTGCTGGAAAGATTGTGCAAACAGGCTACGAGACTGACATCAATGGCACTGCATTGTCGATTCAAAAGATTGAGATTCTTGCCAAACAAGGCAAACTGAGTTAAAGGAGAATAATTTTGAGCAATTATACAAAGTCCACTAACTTTGCAACCAAGGATGCTTTGGCTTCTGGCAATCCTTTGAAGATTGTCAAAGGTACTGAGATTGATACTGAGTTCAACAACATTGCTACTGCTGTTGCGACTAAGGCAGACTTGGCAAGTCCTACCTTTACTGGTACGCCCACATTGCCAACAGGTACAGTTGCTGTTACTCAGTCTTCTGGCAGTAATACAACCACTATAGCCACCACTGCTTTTGTTCAAGCGGCAATTGCTTTGTTGTATCCAGTTGGTTCAATCTATACAAATGCTTCTGTTAGCACTAACCCTGCAACATTGCTTGGCTTTGGTACATGGACTGCATTTGCCGCTGGTCGTGTCATGGTTGGTTTTAATGCGAGTAATGCACTGTTTGACACTGCTGAAGAAACTGGTGGTAGTGCAGATGCAATTACTGTTAGCCACACTCACACAGCAACATCTACGGATTCTGGACACACGCATGAACAAGATGGAAATATTGGTGGGAATTTTCAATATTCCGCTGGAGGAGGAAGTCCAGGTATTGGAATACCGTCTCAAACAAATGTAAATGTAAGCACATCAACAGCAAATATTACAACAACAGTTGATTCAACTGGTTCAAGTGGCACAAATGCCAACTACCAGCCGTACATTACTGTTTACATTTGGAAAAGAACAGCATGAGAGAATGCAAAATGTGTGGATTAAAAGCTCTTGATATGGCGCAATTAACTGCTTTTGTGCCGCATCGAAAGGCTCTTTTCGGGTATGAAAATAAATGCAAATCTTGCAAATCAATTGAGTATTTGAATTGGCGCTCTAAAAATTTTGGTTATAGAAGCTCATACCATTTAAAAAACAAAGAAAAAGAAAACAAAAACTCGTTAACTTGGCTTAAAAACAACCCAGCAAAAGTCGCTGAAATCACACGCAAATATCAAGTTGCCAAGTTTTCTCATATACCACCGTGGTACAACGCAAATGAAGTCTCACAAATATATGCAGAAGCAAAAAGATTAGGATTAGAAGTCGATCACATTGTGCCACTGCAAGGCAAAAATGTTTGTGGATTGCATGTGCAAAACAATTTGCAATGTATTTCGTTATGGGAAAATAGAAGCAAATCGAATAAGTTGGTTGATCAAAACTGTGGAAAAGAACGGCATGAAAAATCCTGAGATATTGCATCACTTCTCTGACGGGCTATATGCCAAGCAGTCATGTTTCCCTGCTGGTATGGCTATCTTGAAGCATACGCATGACTTCAGCCACTTGTCGATATTGGCACAGGGCAAGGTTGCTGTATTGCGTGGGAATGAGATTGATATTGTTGAAGCACCAGCGTGTATTGAAATTAAAGCAGGGTTGACTCATGGAGTCAAAGCAATAACAGATTGTGTTTGGTTTTGTATTCACGCCACTGACGAGAAAGACCCGTCAAAAGTGGATGAAATTTTGATTAAGGGAGATTGATATGCCTATAGCCGCCGCCGCAATTATTGGAGGTGCATCACTGCTTGGCGGTTCGATGCAAAGTAGAGCCGCTGAAAGAGGGGCGCAAGCATCAGCACAAGCACAACTTGAGGCGGCACGAATTGCGGCTGAAGCGGCTAAGTTTCGCCCTGTTGGTGTAACTACTCGTTATGGGTCTTCAAACTTCCAATTTAACCCTCAAGGTTATTTAACTGGTGCTGGCTACACAGTTGCTCCTGAATTACAAGCCTACCAAGATCGATTACAGGCTCTTACAGGCGGTGCATTAACTCAGGCTGAGATGGCACAACAACAGTATGAGCCACTTCAACAAGGTGCTCAAGGATTGTTTGGATTGGGTCAGCAATACCTACAGCAGTCGCCACAACAAGTAGCGGCTCAGTACATTCAACAACAACAAGATTTGCTTGCGCCTAGCCGTGAGCGTCAATATGCCCAGTTGCAAAACCAGTTGTTCCAAACAGGTCGTGGTGGCTTGTCAGTAGGTGCTACAGGATTGCGCCCAAGTGGTGCTGGTGGTTTGGGTGCTACTACTCCTGAAATGGAAGCGTACTACAACGCATTGGCGCAACAAGACTTGCAATTGGCTTCTCAGGCTCAACAAGCTGGTCAGCAGAATGTGGCTTTTGGTGCAGGATTGCTAGGTTCTGGTGCTGGATTGATGGGTCAATACCAAGCTGGTCAAGTCGGTGCTTTGAGTCCATTCAGTGCTTACTTGGGTGCTGGTTCTACCATTGAGTCTCTTGGTCAACAGCCATTGGAGATGGGTTCTGCATTAGGTGGTCGTGCGGCTACTGCTGGTGCTAATGTTGGTCAAGCACTATTAACTGGTGGCTTGGGTGCGGCTAGAACTCTGCAAGCGGCTTCTGGACAAAGTGGATTAGGTGCGGCATTGACAGGATTTGCAAACAATCCTTATGTTGGCTATGGTTTAAATCAATATTTCAATCCTCCTAAACAACTAGATTATTCTTTGTCAACACCAACTTCAACTGGTGGTCTTGGATTAAGACCTCAAAGTGGTTTTGATTTTGGTTATAACCCACAACTCTGAGGAATAAATCATGGAAAGACTTTTTTCTGAAGATGTTTCTGGAACACAAATTCCTATGGTAGAGGCAGACGCATCTGTTCTTCCTCCTTTTGGTCAATATGATGCTATTCGCCAACAAGAAGAAGCTCTTTCGTCTGGACTTTTACCTACTCCATACTTGCAACAACCATTTGCATATCAGCCAATGATGAGCAATCAACCATCTTCTATTGTTGGTGGAATGTTTAGTCCTGAAATCTCTCGTGCCGCAGAGATGGAATTTATGCAAAAGCGTCAAGCGGCTATGCAAAATGAAGCCTTGGCTTATGCACAGTTATCGCCTATGCAACAAGCGCAGTTTGGCTTCTATCGTGGTGGTCAACAGTTGGGTGATGCTCTTGGTGGTGCTTTGGGTGGACAAGACCCTCAGTTGAAATTAATTTCTCAGCGTCAACGGTTGCTCAGTCAACT